TAAAAACTAATAGAACTAAATTTCCAGAGGATTTAAAATATTTAGCAATAGATATAGTAAATGATATGTACGGTCAATTCTTATCAGATACAAATCCAGATGAAAATAATGTTATTCAAAGTATGTCTGAAGATGGTAGAAGTGTAAATTTTGGAGCTAGTAGCTTTTCTCAAACTAAAATGCAATTATTAATTCAGCAAAAATTAAATGATAATGAAGCGTTGATAAAAAGATATAAATTATTATATAAGGTGGTATGTCCTTATGAAAAACAAAATTAATTTTGAGCCTATTGGTGAGGCAATGAAATTATTCGATACTGATAAGATGGATATATATAGAAGAACTGAAATTCAAAATCCTGATGGAACAACAGGTGAAACAAGTAGTTTGGTTCCTATGTATAGCAATGTATATTGTCATATAGCATTTATAACAGCTGATAATCCTGATTCAGCAACAGCAGATACTCAACCAATAATTGTAGGATTAAAAATAAATTGTCCGTTAGATGTAGATATTCAAAACGGTGATTATGTAATTGCTAATAAATTATCTAATAGTGGTGAAATATTAGAAACTTATAAGGGATTGGTTGGAGAGCCTAGAGTTGCTCAAAGTAGGAAATCAGTTGAAATGAAAATGGAGACAGATGTTTAATGTCAAAAGATGGTTTTGATTATTCTCAATTTGAGGAATTTGTTAAAAAATATGATAATATGACAAAAGAATTTGAAAATTGGCTTAAATTATTTTTATTGCAACAAGCTCAAAGATGCATAGCTAGAACTAAACAAAGACAAAGAGGGCTAGATTTAATTGATACAGGTTTTATGATTAACGCTTGGACTATTGGCAATGAAGCAAAAGCTATTAAACAAGGTAAAGATGGAAAATTTACAAGTGATTATAATAGTGCTTTTGCCAATGAAGCCAGTATTGATGATGTTACAGTATCACCTGGAGGAGAACTTCAAATAACTCTAGGAAATATAGCCGAATATGCTAGTTATGTTGAATTAGGACATCCTACTAGAAATGGTGGATGGGTTCAAGGTGGATTTATGTTAACAGTTTCAATGGATGAAATTAATAATGCAATGCCAACAAGATTTCAAAGAGAATTTGAAAATTTTTTAAAGAAGTGGGGTGTAAATTAAGTGAGTTATGAAATAATAGGAGAAACAATAAAGAGTGCAACATCTTTAAAGTTAGGTCAAATATTTGGAAATGATGTAATTAGATATAAAGAATCAGTTGTAAATGTAAAATTTCCTCATTTTTTTATAACGCAAGTTAATTTAACTCAAACTCCTAAAGGTGTCGGAAATGGAAGAGTTCAACTTGATTATCTTGTTAATATTAGATATAGAATAGCAAGTGATTTAGCACAAATTACGAACATACAACAGCAATTAGATGAAATTGGTTTAAGATTATGTAATGAATTAACAGAATTAGATTTAGAAAGACCTACTAAAACTAAAAATAGAACATATGAAAAAGATGATGGAGTATTGCAATTCTTTTTTAATATAACAGTATTTGCAATTCCACAAATAGAAGAAGGAGTAAAATTCAAAAATTTAGATTTAAACGAGGAGGTAATTTAGATGGCAGGTGGTATTTGGACAAACCAAAACAAAGTAAGACCAGGAGCTTATATAAATTTTGAATCTAATCCAGCTACAGCAATAGTACCTAGTGATAGAGGTATAGTTACAATGGCAGTTGAATTAGATTGGGGAAAAGAAAATGAGCTTATAGAAGTTTCAGCAGAAGATTATGTAACAGGTAAAGCCTTAGCTTCTATTGGATTAATGCCAGGTGATGCTGAAGCAAAATTATTAAATTTAGCTTTACAGAACGCTTCTATATTAAAATTATATAGATTAAATTCTGGAGGAGCTCAAGCTGGAGTAACAATAAACGAAAATCTAGTTGTTACAGCAAAATATAAAGGAACTTTTGGAAATAAAATCGCAATATTAATAACAAATTCAGATACTGATGGTATATATAATGTTCAAACTTATGCAAATGGTTATTTAGTAGATACGCAAAAAGCATCAACTATAAACCAATTAGTTGAAAATAATTTTGTAACATTTTCAGGAACAGGTAATTTAACAACAGTTGCAGCAACACTATTAACAGGTGGAACAAATGGAGAAACAACAGAATCTAGTGCTTATAGTTCTTATTTAGATGTTCTAAAAACAAATAAATGGAATACAATGGCAGTATTAACTGATAATAATACTATTATTACTCAAGTAATTCAATTTATAAGAGTTATGCGTGAAGAAGAAGGTAAATATGTTCAAGCTGTTGTAGCAAATAATAATTCAGTAGATTATGAGGGAATAATTAATAATATTAACGGTGTTGTTATAGATGGTGAAAATATTACAGCAATTGAATTTACAGCTTGGGTAGCAGGAGCAACTGCAGGTGCTGATATAACTGAATCATTAACAGGTAAAGTAGTAGAAAATGCTACCTCAATAATAAATATGAAATCAAATAGTGAAATAATTACAGGACTACAAAGAGGAGAATTTCTATTATCATTGAATCAAGACGGAAGTGTAAAAGTAGAAAAAGATATAAACAGTTTACATACTTTTAATGAAAAATTATATAGTTTTAGTAAAAATAGAGTTATAAGAGAATTAGATTCAATTGGTTCAAGTATTGAAGATATATGGGAAAAAACCTATCTTGGAAAAGTAGTTAATAATGTAAATGGTAGAAATCTATTTAAAGCTTCAATCATAAATTATTTAACTGATTTACAAAACAGAGGAGCTATAGATGACTTTGATAGAGACCAAGTAGTGGTTGAAGAAGGTATAGATATTGATTCTGTTGTAGCTTCATTAGCAATAAAACCACTAGATTCAATGGAATTCTTATATATGACAATTAATATAGATTAATTTTTAAGGAGGTATAAATTATGAACATTTTACAAGCTGAGGATACAGTTAATGGTCGTGAAGGTATAGCTACAGCTATTATCAATAATCAAGTTATTGAGTTGATGGAATTAGCTAACATTACAATAACAATTGATAAAGACAAGACAGAATTCAAAGCTATGGGAACTAGAAATACTCAAAATAAAACTACTGGATGGAAAGGTACTGGAAGTGCTAATGTTAGATATGTTTCTACTAGATGGGCTCAATTAATACAAGATTATGTTAAAACTGGAAAAGATACTTATTTCACAATAGTTGTAACTAATGAAGACCCATCAAGTGCAACTGGAAAACAAGTTATTCAAATATTAGGATGTAATCTAGATAGCATAGATATAGCAAAATTAGATGTAGATACAGAAATATTAGACCAAGATATTGATTTTACATTTAATGATTTTAATATTTTAGAGTCATTTAAACCATTAAATTAATAAATAGTTATAGTTTTAAGCCGTTTTTATATATCAAGAAGTAAATTATATTAATAGATAATAAAAACGGCTTAAATTTAAAATATAAAAGAATTAAGGAGTAGATATTATGGATGATTTACAAAAATTTTTAGAATTACCTGATGTAGGTGATATAACAGAGGAAGTATTTGTTAGTGCAAGATTAGGAAAATTTAAAGTAAGAGCAATGACAGCAGAAGAGCATGGAGAATATATGAAAAGAGCTAGAGGAAAAATAGATAGAAAAAATAAAGATGTTGATTTTGATGCCGGTAAATTTAATTTATTAGTAGCTATTGGTCAAACAGTATATCCAGATTTTTCAAATGCAGAATTACTTAAAAAAGCAGGATGTTCTACAGCATCTGAATTTATGAAAAGAAAATTAAAAGCTGGAGAAATAGCTGAATTGGCTGAAAAAATATGTGAAATAAGTGGATTTGATAGTGATATAAATGAGGATATAGAAGAAGCAAAAAACTAATAAGAGAAGGAGGAGAAGCTAGTATTTGTATGTATGCAGTATTAAATATGGGTTACACTCCTTCTCAATATATAAAATTATCTCAAAGAGATAGAGCTTTTATAGCAGCTTCAATTGAAATTAAAATTGAAGAAGAAAAGAAACAACAAAGTAAAGCAAAATTAAGAAAGTCTGGTGGAAGGAGGAGAAGATAGTGGCAACAATCACATCAACATTAAAATTACAAGATAAAATGTCTTCTACTTTTTCAAGTATTACTAAGGCAATGCATAGTACATTATCAGCTATGCAGTCAGTTAAAACAGAAAACGGTAGTATGAGTTCTGCTTTTAAGAAAGCTCAAACAGATATATTAAATGCTGAAAAATCTTTGAAATCTTTTGAACAGCAAACAAAACAGGCTGATGATGCTATGAAAAAAGGTACTACTTCAGCTGGTTCTTTTTTGAAAAGTTTATTAGGTTTTGGTGCTATACAAAAAATATTTGGTATGATTACAAGTCAATTAGATAGTGCTATAAGTAGAATGGATACATTAAATAATTTTCCAAAAGTTATGTCAAATTTAGGTATTGATGAATCACAAGCTTCAGCAGCAATAGATACATTAAGTGAAAAATTACAAGGATTACCTACAACATTAGATAGTGCAGCATCAGCAGTTCAAAGATTTACAAGTGCTAATAATAATGTAGGTGCTAGTACTGAAATGTATTTAGCTTTGAACAATGCTATATTAGCAGGTGGTGCTGATATGGGTTCTCAACAAACAGCACTTGAACAATTAAGTCAGGCGTACGCAAAAGGAAAACCAGATATGATGGAATGGAGAGCTTTACAACAAGCTATGCCAGCACAATTACAACAAATAGCAAAAGCAATGAATATGACTACGGCACAATTAGGTGAAAGTTTAAGGTCAGGCAAAGTAAGTATGAATGATTTTATGCGAACTGTTGTAAAACTTAATAAAGAAGGGGTAGCAGGATTTAAGAGTTTTGAAGAGCAAGCAAAAAATTCAACAGGAGGAATTAGAACTTCACTTGCAAATATGAGGTCGGCTATCACTAGAGGTGTTGGTTCTATTATGACTTCGGTAGATAAAGCACTAGAAAAAGCAGGATTTGGTACTTTATCTTCAAATATTAGTAAATTTGGAAAAGCAATAGAAAAAATATTAAAAACAGTAGGAAATATAATTGGACAAATAATTTCATTCTTAAGTCCTATTTTAAGTTTCATAAGACAGATTGGAGAATTTGTAAGAAGTAATTGGACAGTTATTGAACCTATAATTCAAGCAATAGTAATTGTTTTAGGTATTTATTATACCTATACATTATTAGCATCAGTTGGTACTAAAATATTAACAGTAGCAATGCAAGCATTAACAAATCCAATGTTCTGGATAATGGTAGCAATAATAGCAATTGTAGCTATATTGATTTATTTATGGAATACGAACGATGATGTAGCTTATTATATGTTATATGCTTGGGATGCTTTAAGATTAGGAGCAATGGTATTACAATTAGGTGTTCAAGCAGCATTTTATGCAATAATATTAGCTGGTTTATATATGTATGAAGGTATACTAGGAGTAAAAATGGGACTACAAACGGCATTTTATATGATAGTATTAGGAGCACAAACTATGGAATTAGGTTTTAAAGGAGTAGCTCAAGGAGTAGTAAATGTTATTGTTTGGATGTATAATCAAGTAGCAAATATATTAAATAAATTAGGTGCTAAGTTTGACACAATAGATTATGCAGATTTCACAAGTAAAACAGTATCATCTATATCAAAAACGATGGGTGATTATGCAAAGGATACCTTAAAAACTTATGGAGAAATGAATGATATTTCAGATAAAATATCGGATTATCAATCAAAATTAAATGATGTTACTTATAACGGAGCAACCAACATACAGAATACAGCAGCTCAATTTAATGCTACTAGAGGAGAAAGAACTGCAAATAGAAAAAAATTATCTGGAGCCAATATATCAGGTAGTTTAGGTAGTGCCAATATTGGAGCGTTAAATAGTGATTTAGGAAATTTATTAGATAATGTTACAGGTAGTGATGGTTCTGGTGGAAAAGCTATAAAAACAACATCGAAGGATAAACTATTAACAGATGAGGATATTCAATTATTATTAGATATAGCAACAAGAGATTATAAACTAAATTATCAACAAGTTACACCTAATATAACATTAACCTTTGGAGATGTTAGAGAAACAGCTAATGTAGATGATATATTAGACCAAGTTGCAGATAGACTTGAAGAAATTTATGATGCTAATTTGGAGGTGGGATAAGATGTCGGTTCAAATAAAAATACAATTCAATAATAAATATCTTACAATTCCAATAAATCCAGAAGAATTAAGTATTGAAAGTAGTGCAGATAATGATGATATAGAAATAGTAGGTTTAGGAAAGGCTACAAGAAAAGGAATGCCGAGTTTACAAACTTGTACAATTGAAAGTTTCTTTCCAGCAGCTAATTCATTCTTTTATACTGGAGTTAATCCTAAAACCTGCGTGGATTTTATTAAAACTATTTGGAAAACTGAAAATAAAAATAATAATGTGGCTAAAATAGTAACAGTTGGATTGCCTGAAAATTTGAATATGTATTTCGTGATAGATGACTTCACATATGATTCAAAAGCAGGTGAAGAAGATGATATATATTATACATTGAAAATAAAAGAGTATGTACCTTATGGAGTAAGAATTGTAAAAACAAATACTACTAATACAACTACAATTTATAATAATTCGAAACCTAGAGCTACTACAACTCCTAAAAATACATCAAAAACATATAAAGTGGTAAGAGGAGATTGTTTATGGAATATAACAAAAAAATTTACAGGTAAGGGCAATAGATGGAGAGAATTATATAATTTGAATAAAGGAGTAATTGGCTCAAATCCAAATTTAATATATCCAAATCAAGTACTTACTTTACCAACAGGATGGTGATGTAGATGAATTTAGAAGTATATTTACAAAATAGTAATAATGGTACAATATATAACATCACAGATATAACTGAGGAAATACAATTTACTGATAGTATGGATGGCGAAGCTGGAAAATTAACTACAATTTTGCAACAAGACCCTAATGGATTATTACAGATATCAAATCGGAAGTATTATTTCTTTTATAGTTGATGGAAAAGGTTTCTTTTTTGGATATATATTTAAAGTAGGTACAGATGCAGATAACAATTATAAAATAACTGCTTATGACCAATTAAGATATTTTAAAAATAATGATATAATGACAACTAAAAATCAAACAGCAAGTGATATATTTGCAAGGGTATGTAGAAATTATAATATAAAATATAATATTAAGGTTCCTACATATTATATTCCAGAAGCTTATGTTCATGATAAAAAAACTTTATATGCAATAGTAAAAAGAGGAATGGATTTAGCAAGTATTTATGATAAAAAAAGATATTTTATAAAAGATAACTTTGGTACTTTGACTTGGTCAGAATTAGAAGTAGAAAAAACCAATGTAATTCTAGGAGATAATTCTTTAGTAAATTCATATACATACGAAAAAAGTATTGATAATGAAGTATATAATCAGGTAAAAATATATAGAGATAATGAAACTAGTGGAAAAAGAGATATTTGGATTGTTAAAGATAGTAATAATATAAAAAGATGGGGTTTATTACAATACTTGGAAAAAGCTGATAATGATACAAATTCGGCTCAAGTAAGACAATCAGCTGAAAACTATTTAAAAAGATATAATAAAGAAACAGAAACATTAAAATTACAATCAGATGGAATATTAGAATTAACTGCAGGTAGAGGCATAAAATTTGAAATGAATAAGTTGAATATTAGTAGATGGATGTGGATAAAAAATTCAACCCATACATTTACAAAATATTCACATACAATGGAATTGGAGGTGGAGATTTAATGGCGAATGGAGCTGGCAGATTATTTAAAGTAATTCACAATACTAGCAAAGATACAAATCCAAATACAAGTAGGATAATATCTTTAACAGTTAAATCTAAATCTCCTTTAGTTTTTAGAAGAGATGATAAATTAGATATAACTCAGGATTTTTACATAATAAATAATGCTTTAGATATTAATTCTTTAAAAGTCGGAGATATTGTTATAGCGTTTGTATTTTCAGACGGTCAGCAATATTTCATACAACAAAAAAATTAAGGAAGGAGGAAGTATGATACCACAAATAGATAATTCAATAGATGATAGTAATTTAGTAAATGAAGTAATATTGCCTAGCAGAACATATAGATTAAATAGTAATTACGAAACTCAAATTAAATACGGAGATTCTCAAAATGTTGTAGGTGAAACTATATATTTATCAGATGCTGCTGAAATTAAATTAAAAAAATTAGATATATTTGGAAATCTAAAACAAGATGGAACACCTAGTCCAGAAACATCTGTAGATATAAATGTAGTAAAAGGCAATAATGAGATTTATATATCAAATAAAAATTTCTTTGATATAAATAATTATATTCCAGATAATACACAATCACGTATATCCATAGAAGATAATTATATAACATATAATGGAGATAACACAAGTGGAACTTCAAATTTATTTACAAACTTTTTTCTATCTTGTTTAAAAGGAATAACTAAAGGTCAAAAATATTACTTAATTGTTGAAATAAAGAATGTTTCTGGTACAGGAACTATATATTTTAATCACTATAATGCTAGTACGTTTGAGACACAATTTGCAACAAATATAAGAACAACGTTATCAAATTTACAATCCAATAAAAAATATATATATGAAATGGTTGCTAATACAAATAATATAACTGCTCAAGGAATAAGAAGTTATTTGCAATTAAATGAAGGGCAAAAAGGAAGTTTAACTTGTAGATATTCAATTTTAAAGGAAAAACCTTTAGATATAAGCAATTATACATATATACCATATCAAAGTCAAAAATTTACCTTAGATTTACCAGTAAATAATTTATTTGATGGAATATTAGAAAATAGTGGATTTCAAGCGACTGGACTAAATTTTGAAGGCAATACTAAAAGAATTAGAAGTAAAAATTATACTAAAGTTAAAGAAAATCAAACTTATACAATAAATGTAACAGAATATAATACAACAAAAGGAACCATTTCAATAGGTATTTCTTATTATGATAAAAATGATTATACAACAGCAAGACTTTCTGAAAGTGGATGGAAAACCGTTCCATATACTTTTACAACTCCTCAAAATTGTAAATTTATAAGATTTTTATTTAAAATAACATCATCAAGCGGAGATTCCGAAATTGTATATACTGATGTTAATAAAGTACAACTCGAACAAGGCTCAAAAGCAAATGCTTATACCCCTTATGGCACAAACCCAATAGAACTATGTAAAATAGGAAATTATCAAGATTATTTTTATAAAAGTGGAAGTAAATGGTATCTGCATAAAGAAATAAATAAAGATGTAATAGATGAAAATAGTAATATAGTAATTGCAAATACTAACACCAGTAATTGGTATTATAGAATAAACCCTAAACAAGTTGTTTCAACAGCAAGTCAAACGAACCAATTTTGTAATTATTATCCGAATGCAGAAATATTCAATGGGAATACTAATCAAGGAATACTAAAAATAACTAGTGGAGCTGAGATAAGAATAAGATATGGTTCAGAAGGTACTGTTGCTAATTTTAAAGATTGGTTAGCTTCAAATAATATTATTATATACACTATATTAGGGACTGCGACAGATACAGAAATAACAAGCACTACTTTAATAAATCAATTAAATAATTTAAAAAAAGCAAAAGCATATCAAAATATAACTAATATATTTAGTATGAATGAGGTTGGTCCTATATTAGATATTGATTATTATCCATTATCATCTATATATTATGAAACAGTTCAAGTTGATAGAATATCTGGATTTATAGATGATTTAGATGCTATAAGACAAGCTGTTTATCATATTTTAAGTATTGAAAGATATAGTTGTTTAATATATGATGATAATTATGGAGTAGAATTACAGCAATACATTGGTCAGGACTTCGAATATTTAAAAGTAACTATTCAAAAAACATTAGAAGAAGCTTTGATGCAAGACGAAAGAATAATTTCTATAGATGTTATAAATGTAGAAAAAATTGATAATGAAACTGCTAATGTTAAATTATCAATTCAAGCCAATGTAGGTGAAATACAAATGGAGGTGAATGTAAATGTCTAATTATTCAGATAATAATGATTTTGAAAATATATTGGAAAGATTATTAAGTAAAATTGATGATACATTAGATAAAAGACAAGGTTCTATAATATATGATGCTTTAGCACCGGCAGCAGCTGAACTGGCACAATGTTATATAGCTTTAGATGTGTATTCAGACCAAACTTATTTATTAAATGCGGTAGGAGAAAATTTAGATAGTAGGGTAGCTGATTATGGATTATCTAGAAAAGAAGCTACTAAATCACAAAGAATAGTAAATATTTACAATATTAATAATGAATTAATGGATATAGATTTAGGTACTAGATTCAGTATTCCAAATGATGTGGGTGGTTATACTTATATATTAAATGAAAGAAATTCATTAGGTAGTTATATAGCAGAATGCGAAACTGCTGGATATGTAGGTAATGAATATACCGGAGAATTATTACCATTGATGTCAGTTAATAATTTAGGTAGAGCTACAATAACAGATATATATAAACCAGGAGAAGATGAAGAAACAGATGAGAAATTAAGAAATAGAGCATTGCAAAAAATAAATCAAGAATCTTTTGCTGGAAATAAAGCTGCCTATATAGAATTAACTAATAATATAGATGGTGTAGAAAAATGTAAGGTTTTTCCTGTTTGGAATGGGGGAGGAACAGTTAAAATAGCAATAATCAGTGCTAATAATACTATTCCAACAACTACTTTTATAAATAATGTTCAAGAGATAATAGACCCAGTAGCAAATCACGGTGAAGGAATAGGATTAGCTCCAATTGGTCACACTGTTACAGTTGTAGCTCCTCAAGCATTAAATATTAATATAAGTGCTACATTAACTTTAGAAACAGGATATTCAGTCAATCAAGTTAAAGAAGCTGTTACTGAAGCAATAAGAGAATATATAACAGAAGTTCAAAATAATTGGAAAGATTATGATTCACTTACTATATATATTTCTAGATTAGTAGCTTCCATATTAACTGTTTCTCAAGTAAGAAATGTATCTAATTTATTAATAAATAATTCAACAAATGATTTAATTATTAATATAACTGGAACTAATGTAAAATTTCCAGTTTTGGGTGAGGTGACCTTAAATTGAAAATAAGTGATTATATGCCAAATTTTTATAAAAATAATGTAGAAATGAATAATATAATATATAGTGAAGAAGATGAATTAGAAAATAAACTAAAACCTTCCATTGATAATTCTTTTAATGATACTTTTCCGATAAAATTAACAATAACAGGAATAAGAAAATACGAAAAAATATTAAATATTCTATCTGATGAAAGCAGTGAATCTTTAGAATTTAGAAAAGAGCGTATTTTAGGAAGATTAATAAGTAGTATTCCATTTACAGAAAGATATTTAATTAATTATTTAAATACTTTATTAGGTGAAGGAAATTGGAGTTATACTATGAATTATAATAATTATACATTAAATATTCAAAGTTTAATTCCTGGTAAATTATGGTATAATGAGTTAATTAATTTTTTATCTAATATTATACCAGTAAATATAGTTTGGACAGTTACAATATATTCGGCAACTTGGAATGCTGTTAATAATCATTTTAATAACTGGAATGAGATATATAATTCAAATATGACTTGGCAAGAATTAATGGATGGAGAATGGTCCATTGAATAGGAGGTAAATAAATGGCAAGATTTAATTTTACAAACATTACTTTATCATCAAAGGCAAATATACAAGATGTTATGAATAACTTTAATAAAATTGAAAATCTCGGTATAACTTCAAATGAAGTGGATACTAAAATAAATTCAGCAAAAACTACTATTACAAATGAAACTAATAATAAATTAAATAATAAAGTGAATAAATCTGGTGATACAATTAATGGCAATCTTTATGTAAATAGATTCGTAGCAGGAAATTCATCAGATGTAGGACATTTTGAAGTAACTAATGACGGTGCCGTTGAATTATATCATTCAACTCCTTTTATAGATTTTCATTTTAATCAAGATAATTCTAAAGACTATACAAGTAGAATTATTGAAAGAGAAGAAGGAACCCTAACTTTTGAAAAAAATGTACTGATTAAAGGTAAATTAACAGGTAATCTTACAGGAAATGCGTCTAGTGCTAATAGTTGTTCGGGAAATGCTGGTACAGCAACTCAATTAAAAAATGCTAGAACGATAGCTATATCCGGAGGAGCTACGGGAACACCAACTTCTTTTAACGGTACAAATAATATAACTATTCCGGTCACAAGTTTAGATGCTACTAAATTAACTGGTACTGCTTCTATAAATACATCAGGAAATGCTGCTAGTGCTACTAAATTACAAAATACTAGACAAATAAATGGAGTTAATTTCAATGGAACTAGTAATATTACAATAAAGGCAGACCCAACAGTACATGCAATAACTGACGATGCCAATTTAAATACTTTGATAACACCAGGATTTTATTATGCCTATCCTAATAATAAAATCACTAATAAGCCAGACGGTGCCGTAAATTTTGGTGCAATTATATTTAACTATGGAGACCATCATATTTGTCAATTCCTAATTATCCGAGGTAATTCGGATAATTCCGATAGACAATTTTATTTCAGAGAATCTAATAATAATGGAGCTAATTGGAGTAATTGGTATAATTTTTATACAACATTACACAAACCATCTAAATCAGATGTAGGTTTAGGAAATGTAGAAAATAAATCAAGTGCGACTATAAGAGGAGAAATAACTTCTTCAAATGTAACAACTGCTTTAGGATTTACTCCACCACCTAAAAATCATGCTAGTACAGCTACTACCTACGGGGTTGCCACTTCAAGCAATTATGGACATACCAAAATAATAAATAATTTAACTACTTCAAGCCACGCTGATGGACAAGCATTAAGTGCTTATCAAGGAAAAATTTTGAATGATAAAATAACAAATGCTAATGATAGAATAACTACAACCGGTAATTCATTATATGATGAAATAGTAGCTACAAATGATGTACTAGGTGGCAGAATAGATGATTTAGGGGATTCGTTAAAACCATTAGCAACAACTAATTATTCTTACGGTACAGCGGCACCAACCGGAGGCTCAAACGGTGATATATATGACCAATATTTTTAAAGGTGAGGAGGAATTAATATATGGCAAGGTATACAGCAGGATGTAGTTCTGTAGGAGGATATGGATATGCTGGCAATTTTACGTTATATGTAGATTTAACTGAAAAATGGATAGATAGTAGTAGCAATTCTTCATATGTAGATTATAATGTATTTGCTCAATCTAATGGAAGTGGCTCTATTAGTAGTAGACATTTTAAATATTTTAATATTGGTAGTGAAGAAAAAGTAAATGTAACTGAAAATGTAAATGCATCAAGTCCAAATGCCTATATACAAATAGCAAGTGGAACTATTGGACCAATATATCATGATAGTAGTGGTAATCAGATTATATATTTCAACGCACAAATAAAGGCTTCCTCTTATGGAATATCCGCTGAAATAGATGATTCATTTAGATTAAGTACGATTCCAAGATATACAACCGTTACAAATACAGAAAGAGGTAAGACTGTCAATAGTATAAGTGTGAATTGGACAACAACAGATGCGAGAGATTATACACAATATAGCTTGAATGGTGGAGCTTGGCAAGATGCATATGATACGGTAGCTTCAGATAATAAAAGTGGTTATTACACAATTTCAGGATTAAATCCAAATACTCAATATTCAGTAAAAACTAGATGTAAAAGAACCGATAGTCAATTATGGAGTGAAGCTGGTGCTATAAATATAAAAACATACGATATAGCAAAAATAACATCTATTTCTAATTTTGTTCTAGGAGATAATTTAACAGTTGATTATTCAAATCCGAGTGGAAGTCAAATTGCATTAGGTATATTTAAAGAGGATAGAACTACTAAATTATTAGATTATAGAAATTGCAGTGGAAATAGATATATTTATAATTTTACCAATGCTGAATTAGATAATTTATATAAGTATTTAAATAATAAAAATGATACAACTGTTTGTATAAAAATTAGAACAACTAGTAATAATATACAATACTATAATGAAAATTTTTCAATATTAATATTGACAGGTAATCAAAAAACTGGTCATATAAAATTAAATGGAAATTGGCATAGAACTAAAAAATGGATAAAAATAGATGGTACTTGGAGAAGATGTGTTAGATGGATAAATGTCAATGGTGTATGGAAAAGATGTATTTAAGTTGACTTTTTATTATAATATATTATAATAATATAAAGGAGGGTAATAATGGAAAACGACTATCTATTGCTAAAACAGCAATTTGAAAGTTATAAAGAAATTACAGATAAGACAATTGCAGAACTTAAAAAAAGTTTAGATGATTACGAAAAAAGATTACTTACAATGGAAAAATCAAAAGAAAAAACAGATTTTCAATATGAGCAAATAATGGAAACTTTAAAGAAATTAAATGAAGTTACAATACCTAATTTAACAGCTCAAATTGAAGAATTGAAAAATAAACCGGCTAAACGATATGACCAAGTTGTAACAGGAATTATTGGAGCCATTGTAGGAGCAATTGGCGGAGTAATTGCAAATACATTTATAAAAAAATAAAATAAAGGAGGGTTTAAATATGGAAAAAGAAAAAAATTTACAAGAAATTGTAGACCAAATGAAAGGTTTGGAAAATGGAATAAATGAAATGATAGTTCCAATGTTAAAAGATACTATCAATGATTATAAAAAGACTTTCAATAAGATGGTTGTAATTGTAATTTTATTAATAGTAGGACTTCTAGGGGTTATTGGATATTCTCAATATTTAATATATAGACAAAATCACGAATATAAAGAGTTTTTAAGTCAATTTGAGTTTGAAGGAGTTGAAGAAAACTATTCGCAAGATTTAGATGCTTCAGATGGTGGGGATGCAGTTATAAATTCAGGTATAAATGTAAATAAATAATGGAGATAGTATATGGCTAGAGTTAAACAATTTTTAAGATTAAGAAGAAAAAGTGCTAAAAATAAAAATGCTAGGTATAAGGTAAAATATACCTATACTAGAACCAGAACTTC